CACCAGCAATTAGAAGCAGATGATTTAATTGCAGGTTGGATACAATCACACCCAGATGCAAAACACGTTATTATTAGTACAGACGGAGATTTTGCACAATTGGTAAGTCCTACTGTTAGCCAATATAATGGTGTAGGCGATTTACATATTACACATGAAGGAATCTTTGATGCTAAAGGTAAACCTGTTAAAGACAAAAAGACAGGCGAGCCTAAGCCTGCACAAGATCCAGAGTGGATGCTATTCGAGAAATGTATGCGGGGTGACACAAGTGACAATGTCTTTTCGGCTTATCCAGGTGTACGAACAAAAGGGTCAAAGAATAAAGTTGGTCTCCAAGAGGCATTTGCCGATCGTAAGACTCGCGGATATAATTGGAACAACCTAATGTTGCAACGTTGGTCAGACCATAACGGTAATGAACACCGTGTATTAGAAGATTATCAACGTAATGTACAACTATGTGATCTTACAGCACAACCTGCAGATATTAAAGAAAAAATTGTTGAAACAGTTAAGACCAACGCTGTTCCTAAAACTGTAGATCAAGTTGGTATTCGTATGCTTAAATTCTGCAATACTTGGGATATGAAAAAGATTGCGGATAATATACAAACCTATGCTGAACCATTCCAGGCAAAATATATACCATGACTGAAAAATGCAAAACTTGCGGGAAAGAAATATCAATTAGCTGTGACTGGAATCAAGGGCGATGCCCACATCGTAGTCCAATGCTAACTGATTATCACTTTAGATTTTATAATCTAGCCCAATGGGTTAAGAGTATTTTTAAGAGATAAATATATGCGTACATTAATAGAGTGCCTTAGGGGCTCTTATAAAGGGGACTAAAATGACAGAGATACACGCTAAACCCATCGTCGATGGTAAATTTTGGATCGTTGAAGAAAACGGAACAAAGATCGCTACACTCCACAAAAAAGAAAATAACAAATACATGTTAAGTAGCACCAACGGAGAAATGATGTTTAATAAGAAACAAGATCTTACTAAACAATTTGGTGAAGGATTTTTCCTTACTAGTAAAAAAATAAAAGTTACAGGCAATCCGGAAGTATTAGAATGCCATGGATATCCAACTAGTTCAAAACCGTTTAATGCTATGTATGATGTAAGACGTAAACTGCCGTTGTTTACCAAATCAAATGCCAGCAAAAGTTTATATTGTGCAGGCCATTATATTATCAAATTTGATAAAGGATGGGTCAAGAGCTTTTGTCCCAAGGCCATTACTATTGAACGCTATCCGTATAAAGGCCCGTTTAAAAACGAGTTAGAAATGAAACAGGTGTTGTCTAATGCAAAATCAGATTAATACAACTCCCATTACACAATTTATACAGTCATTAAAAGCGGCTGAGCTTAGTCAATTAAAAGAAGTTAAAATTCCAATTCAGCAGGCAAGACTACTAAATCTTGCACTTGCTGAAATTTTAGAAAAAATGAATCGTGACTGGGAAACACTATATCATGCTTTAAAGCAGGCTAGTGACCCCGAAGTGGTCAATGTCAGCATGGACGGAGGCGGGTTCGAAGATCCTAAATAAGGATAAATATATGCGTACATAATGGAGACCTACTTATGAGTAGACCAAAGCCGCGTATACTGTTAGAACACGTAAACAAAAAGACTTATAAAGCAGAACAGGTTTTAGAAGCTGAAGCTATCTGGGCTGTTTTTTATAAAAATGCTCCTTTTAATTTAAAGAGTTTTAATAGTCTCACATCTTATCCTGGCCCAAAGTATAAGAAAGTTAGTTTCTCAAATCCAGGACATGCCGTAAATCTTGCTAAAAAACTTAACTTGACTTTTGGATGTCACGACTTTCAGGTGGTTAAGTTGACTGCCGGCGAAATTATCAAAACATGAATCGTATTGCCCTAACTAAAATTTTTTTACAGCAATGGGGCAAAAGCACAGATGATGCCAATGTTGAAATGTATTCACGTACATGGTGGCAATCAAATAGGATAGGAAAAAATTCTTTTAGACTAACCGAACAAGGTTATGAGTTTTTGGTAAGAGAACTTGAACTAAGAGAATACGAAATTCCATTTACAGAGCCAATCGAACTAAGTCCACAAACAATTATATTTTTGGAAAAATATGTAGATTGTCCGTATCTGTTAACCAACCAAAGTATTACAGTATTTTCGGAACGTAAAAGTTTTGAGTTAATGTTGTTTTCGGACGACATACGTAAATTTGGTTTGGTTAAAGCTATGAACGAGCGCCAAAAAGATTTGGACAAGTTTGCTCAAAAAACTTAAAAAAGTTGTTGACGAGATGATCACTCTTGTGTATAATAAACACATAGACAGTTAATTCAACCCGTAAACTTTTAAAGGAAATAAAATGGCAGAAATTATTAGCCGTACAGTTGGACCAAAAAGCGCCAAGAAATCGTTGCGTAAAGCGTTCAAGAATCAGCGTCCAATCTTCCTGTGGGGTCCTCCCGGAATTGGCAAGTCTGATATTATTAAACAGTTGGGTACAGAACTCGATGCTCACGTAATTGATGTACGTTTGAGCTTGTGGGAGCCAACTGATATTAAAGGTATTCCGTATTTTGACTCAAACACTAGCAAAATGGTTTGGGCACCTCCTAGCGAATTGCCTGATGAGGCATTGGCTAGCCAATATAAAACTATCATCCTGTTTATGGATGAAATGAACAGTGCCGCTCCTAGCGTACAAGCCGCGGCTTATCAGTTGATTTTGAATCGCCGTGTAGGTACTTACCGCTTGCCAGACAATGTTGTTATGGTAGCGGCTGGTAACCGTGAAACTGACAAGGGTGTTACATTCCGTATGCCTGCTCCGTTGGCTAACCGTTTTGTTCACTTGGAAATGACTGTTGAGTGGGAAGACTACTTTGAGTGGGCTACTGAAAACAAAATCCATAAGGATGTTGTTGGCTTTTTGAGCTTCTCTAAGAAAGATTTGTACGACTTTGATCCCAAGTCTAGCTCACGCTCATTTGCTACTCCACGTTCTTGGTCTTTTGTTAGTGAATTGCTCACTGATGACGACACCGATGACAGCACATTGTCTGATTTGATCAGTGGCTCAGTTGGCGAAGGTCTTGCTGTTAAGTTTATGGCTCATCGTAAGGTATCTGGCAAGATGCCTAAGCCTGAAGACATTCTCAAAGGCAAGGTTAAGAAAATGGAATCTAAAGAGATTTCAGCAATGTACTCTTTGACTGTGTCATTGTGCTACGAGCTCAAAGATGCCTGCGACAAAAATGCCAAAGATTGGAATGAGCAAACTAATAACTTCTTCCAATTTATGATGGACAATTTTGAAACAGAATTGGTTATCATGGGCACTAAATTGGCTTTGAGTACTTACAAGTTGCCGTTGGATCCAGATGAGATCAAGTGCTTTGATGCCTTCCATGCCAAATACGGTAAGTACATTAGTGCCGCTACTGATAAAACAAAATAATTTGGTTTAGCACTGTTTGACACCACCTTCGGGTGGTGTTATAATATATACATACAGTAAACAAAGGAGCATTTATGTCACATACAGATCCAATTATCGACAAAATTATTGTAGCCCGTGTGGGTCTACTACTCCGCCATCCTTTCTTTGGCAACATGGCTACACGCCTAAAAATTCAAGATGCTAGCGACTGGTGCAAGACTGCGGCAACTGATGGTCGCTCAATCTATTTTAATCGCGAGTTCTTTGAACCTCTTAGTGTTAAACAAATTGAATTCGTTATTGCACACGAAATCCTACACAATGTATTTGATCACCTCGGTCGTACTGAAGGTCGAATTCCAAAGATTTTTAATATTGCCGCTGACTATTGTGTAAATGGACAATTGGTTCGTGACCGTATTGGTGAACTGCCTCCTAAAGAAATTAAAATCTTTCATGAGCCAAAGTACTACGGCTGGTCAGCTGAACAAGTGTACGATGAAATTTATGAAAAGATGGACGAAGAAAGTCTACAGGCACTAGGCGATCTACTTGACGAACACGTTGATTGGGGCAATCAAGAAGGCGACGGTCAAGGTGGTGATAAAGATGGTCAAGGTGGTCGTCCTCGTTATACAAAAGAAGAACTGAAACAAATTCGCGATGAAATCCGCGAAGCAACTATTCAGGCGGCAAATGCGGCGGGTGCGGGTAATACTCCTGCAAACGTACAGCGTATGATTAAAGAGTTTACTGAACCTAAAATGAACTGGCGTGAAATTTTACGTCAGCAAATCCAAAGTACAATCCGTAGTGACTTTAGTTTTATGCGTCCTAACCGTAAAGGCTGGCACATGGGTGCTATTCTTCCTGGTACTAACTTTGAAGAAACTATTGACATCTGCATTGGTATTGACATGTCAGGTTCAATTGGTGACGAGCAAGCCAAAGACTTCTTGTCAGAAATCAAAGGTATCATGCAAGAATACAAAGATTTCAAGATCAAACTCTGGTGCTTTGATACTTCGGTATATAATGAAGCAAACTTTGATGGATACTCAATTGACGAATTTGATGAGTATGCACCTATCGGTGGCGGTGGTACAGAATTTGATGCCAATTGGGAATACATGAAAGAAAATGATATTCAACCTAAAAAGTTTATCATGTTCACAGATGGATACCCATACGGAAGCTGGGGTGATGAGAACTACTGCGATACAGTATTCATCATTCACGGTAATAATACTATTGTTCCTCCGTGGGGTGAGTATGCTTACTACGAGGAAGGTAATGGACTTAAATCTTGAAGCGTTTTCAGCTAATCAAATTAGTTCTAAGCTATGGGCGGCTGAAGAATTAGAAAAAGCAGTAACCAAACTTGAGTTTGGTGCTGTTAATCTTTATATGTTAGGAGGGTGGTATGCCCTCCTACATTTTATTTTAAAAACAAGAAATAACATTCAAATTGACGAGTGCAGATCTATCGACATTGATCCGATTGCCTGCATTGTTGCTAATAATCTAAATGTATCTTGGGAAAAGGATTGGAAATTTAAAGCCTTCCCAGAAGATGCTAATACTATACAATATCCAGAAGGTGTTAATTGTGTTATTAATACCAGTAGTGAACATATGGAGTCTGATCAATGGTTTGAAAATATCAAGCCCGGAATACTATGTTTGATTCAATCTAATAATTTAGACATAGCCGAACATACAAATATCGTAGCATCAGCAAGAGATCTGCAGACAAAATATCCGTTGACCCGAACACTATTTTCAGGTACTCGACCATTTAAAACATATCAACGTTTTATGATAATTGGAATTAAGTAATGGCAATAAAACACGGTAAACCAAATCCTTTAAATTTCTTTGATCTACGTAGGGTAACATTTTTAAGTCCCCATTTTAGGATTACTGTAATTGACAAATATAATCCTGGATTGATTAAAAATTTTGATACCTGGATTAAAAACAATCTTACAGGTAGATATTATATAGGTCAAGGTATTGACCTAGACACAGGAAATAATATCGTATATACAACAGAAATTGGTTTTGAAACAGAAAAAGAACTTAGCTTCTTCACGATTGCCTGTCCCTTTATTCAAACAAGATAATTAACTATGTACTTTTCGAACAAGGAGATATTATGACCGAACAAGTAGAAAACCAAGAACAACAAGCACCAGCACAAGAACAAGGTGCTGAGCTTAATATTAATGATCTAAATGCTATGAAAGTTATCATCGACATTGCCAGTTCAAGAGGTGCATTTAAACCCAACGAAATGGTAGCTGTTGGACAAACTTATAACAAATTAACAGCATTTTTAGACTCAGTTAAACCACAAGGGGAAACCAAATAATGGCTGAACTTAAACACGTTGGCAGAAGCGTAGACTCAAAGAAAAAATGTCTAGTAGTGTTCCGTACACTACCCGGTGACGCTTATACTTGCCTAGTATTACCTACCGAAAGTTTGCCAGATAGCTATCACGATGCTGTTATCAATTTAGTTGAAAGCAACGCTGGACAACAGTCATACGAACTTGGCGAAGTGATGGCACGTACACAATTCCCGGACGGCAGTACCATGCTTGCCGCGTTACATGCTCAAAGACGTTTGCAACCAATGCCAACAAATAAAATTGAGATGACACCGACTACATCAACTACTATTAACCTTGCTGAACTTAATCAAATCATTGCTGAACAGCAAGGTGTAGCAGTTGATGACATTGCTGTTAAAAGTGATGTTAAAGAAGCTAAGATGCCTCCCGCTCCTAAAGACGAACCAAAGCCAGTAGTATCTGATCCGTCTAAAACAACTTCACAATCAGTTAACGAATCAACCGAAGCTACAATCAGTAGTACTGCTAGCCCTGAAGAGCAAGCAAAATTCTATCGTAGCCAAGCAGACAAGTTAGCAAAAGAAGCGGCAGCTATGCGTCGTAAAGCAGAAGAACTAGTACCGACAAAGAAAACAAAGTGACAGAATCTGGGAAATCTCTCCCAAAGGATGTTATTGAATATTGGCCAGAAGTATTCGAAGAGATAAAACTCCGTGTTTTGCCTTTAAAGTATTTAGATGCCGTATTGATTACTTTTAAAGACGGGAAAATTTGGGAGATTAAAATAACCGCGACAGTTCGTACAGAGGGCTGGGAAAAATTTGAAGGAAAACTTTCAGAGCTTTTCAAGTCCTATGAAGAAAATATTGACAACGTTGATTTTAAACTTGACACAGTTAGAGTTAAAAAAGACATAGAGAAAAGTACACAAAAATTTCTAAAGAAAAGAAAACTATAATGAATGTTAAACTCGTATCCTACAGCCAACCTACAGAGGAATTTAGATCTCAAGGGCTTGATGATGCTCAAGAACTTATTGCATATTGCGCGAGAGTTTCAAATCCCAGCAACCAATTTAACACAGACACATCAGAAAAACTCATCAAATATCTTGTCAAACACCAGCATTGGTCACCACTCGAAATGGTATCAGCATGTATGGAAATTACGACAACACGCGATATTGCACGACAGATCTTGCGACACAGAAGTTTCAGTTTCCAAGAGTTTAGCCAACGTTATGCTGATCCAACAAAGGATCTCAACTTTGTTACCCGAGAAGGCAGACTCCAAGATCCAAAGAATAGACAAAATAGCATAGAGCACGATGATCAGTTGTTAGAAAACGAATGGTATCGTGCTCAACAAAGAGTTATCTATGCAGCCAAGCGAGAATACGAATGGGCTATTGCTAATGGTATTGCTAAAGAGCAAGCTCGTGCTGTATTGCCCGAAGGCCTTATTGAAAGTCGATTATATATGAACGGTACACTACGTAGTTGGATTCATTTTATTGAACTACGTAGTGCTAACGGAACACAATTAGAACACCAAGAAGTAGCAAAAGCCTGTGCCAAGGCCATTACTGAAATATTTCCTATGGCTTCTGATTTAGTTGCTTAATCATTTGAAATTCATCAAATCGTTCTTTAAGCCAATCGTAATTATTAATTAATGCTAATTGTTCGGGATCGTCTTGATTCTTTGTCCCGAACATTTTACCTACTTTTGCGCCCGATACTACAAATTCACCAAGCGGGTGATTAACGTTCACATTACACCATATTTCTAATCTAGTTTTACTTTCTTCAGTATTTTGTCGTTTAATCACGGCACTAGATAATTTTACAGCTTCTCTAAATCCTGCCCGCCATGCGGCAAATGGTGTTGTAGCAAAATCGTTAATATTTGATACTTGATCAAATAATTTAATCTTGTTGCCAATACTAGTAGTCACATCAACTGCTTCAGAATTTGCTCTCATTAAGAGAATAAACTTAGGGATTAATTTAACACCACCATAGCCGTATTCTAATCGGTTAACAGCATTACGGCTATTCCAAATATGCACAACATCAAAATCCCAACTTGGAACTCTATAATCAAATTTAAATTGATTACGTATTGTAGCATCTGCATCTACTACCCAGAAAAAATCTGTAGTAGATTCTTCTGCGGCTCGTAAGTGTGCGTTAAAAATACCCTTAACACCGTGTACACGTTTAGCATGACTGTATTTTGTAGATAGTATTTCCCAATTAGTATCAGCATGTTCTTCATCGTACGACAAGAAGAAAATATCATACGGTCTATAATATACATCGTTGGTCTCGATCATTTTTTTATTTGTAAAATGACCATCAATTGTTTCAACATGATCGTATTGATATTTAAACGGAATTAAATAAGCTCGATTTGTATCGTTTACATAAACTTGTACATACTTATGATCCCATTCAGGTACGTGTATTTCACGTAATGTAGTTGACATGACTAGTTCAATATCAACTAGCCAGAACATGTCTGTGGTTGAATTTTCGGATGCAGTTTTTGCTGTGTTGACTGGATTCTTTTGTCTCTTAACAAATTTAGCAGATGGATATAATTGTTTAACTCCTTCAAACTTATGAGTTGGCTCAATCCCAGTCCAGTAAAAAAATAAATCATATGGACGATAGGTTATACCTGTATCTTCAACAATTTTTTTATTTGTAAAATGTCCGTCAATAATTTCAGCGTGATCATAGCTGTATTTTTTTGGAACTAGGTATGCACGTCTATCATCTGTAACAAATACCTGTGTGTACTTGTGATCCCATTCAGGTACCCGTAACTTACATAAGTTTTTTGAAATAACTAAATCAATATCAACTAGCCAGAACATGTCAGTGGTTACATCTTCAGTAATTGCGTATGATGTGTTGACTGAATTTTTTTGTCTTTTAACAAATTTAGCAGAAGGATATAACTTTTGTAATTCTTTAATTTTATGAGTTGGTTCAGTACCAGCCCAATAGAAATATAAATCATAAGGACGATAGTTTATACCAGAAGTTTCAATGATTTTTTTATTTGTAAAATGTCCGTCAACTAATTCAGCATGATCATAGCTGTATTTTTTTGGTATTAGATATGCACGTCTATCATCTGTAACAAATACTTGTGCATACTTATGGTCCCATTCAGGTACCCGTAAATGTTGTAGTTTATCTGAAATAACTAAATCAATATCAACTAGCCAGAACATGTCAGTGGTTACATCTTCAGTAATTGCGTATGATGTGTTGACTGAAT